CAGTTCACGCCATCAGAGAAGATCTCCGCAGAAGAGATCGCCCCAGCCGCGAGGACCAGGCTGGCAGTACCGTTGATCAGGCCAGACGCAGGCGTGACGGTAACCGTGTTCGTAGCCGTCGCATCACGACGGACGACGAAGTTGCGACCAGGCTGAAGCGAAGACGCAGCGGGAACGGTGATAACAATCGAACCACCGGTCGGGGAGACCAGGAGAACGGTGTCATTAGCAGTGAGAGTAGTCGCCACCGTGGTAGAGCGAACGGTGAACGAGGTATTGTCGAGACCGGACATTGAACCTCCTAAGGATTGAGAGGGAGGGCCCGAAGGCCCTCCCAATAGCGTTACGCAGTCGGGCGAGCCGAAGACGCAGACTGAGCCACGATCAGCGACTCCGGGCGGTACAGCGACCAGCCAGCGACGCCGTACCAGCCGAGGGGCTGGAAGCGGGTCAGCTTGTCAACGACCGGACCACGGACCGTGTGGAACTCTTCGGCAACCGCCTCAGCGAGAGCCTGCTGACCCGTGAAGTACGTGTTGTACACGCGAGTCTGGGTAGCGCCAGCACCAGAACCGAGCTGAAGGTTCTGCGCACGAGGAGTCTCGATGTAGCAGGCACCCTCGTACTCACCGATCTCGCCAGCCCAGATGTTGCCAGCCGCCGAGTAGTTGTGCGGGTCACGCCACGCAGCAGCACCGACTTCACGGCGCAGGTCGTAAGAGACCTGCGGGTGGATGTACGCGGTGTAGTACGAGCCCTTGTTCGGGTGAACCTTGTTCGTCCGAAGCTGAGCAACGGAGAACCGAGCCATGTCCGAGGTGAAGACATCGGTCGGGGTGATCGCCGTGATGGCGACCGGGTTGGTCGGCGTGGTGCCGAACCCGTAACCCATGACGCCAGCACCACGTCGCAGCGTCTGAGTACCAGCCACCAGGGTGTTCTGAACCAGAAGGTCAACGGAGTCCACGAGGTTCCACGCAACCTGGTTGACGAGACCAGCGGTCACGTCGGTGAAGCTGAACAGGTCCAGCTTGTTAGAGACCAGGATCGCGTTACCGTACTCGTTGAGCGTGACAGAGACCGTGGTCGGGTTACCGGCCGCGACAGCGTCCGGGTCAACCAGCTCGTTCAGCGGAGTGATCTGCTGAGCGAGATCCTGGTACAGCTCGAAGACGACGCTGGAACCAGGCATGGCCTGCTGAACCGGTCGCTTGTCAGCGACCATGCGGAACATAGGCTGTGCACGCAGAGCGAACTCAAGCGCACGGTCGTACGTAGTCTGAACAAGGTTCGCCATTGCGGCAGAACCGGTAAAGGCGTTAGCCATTAACGTTCACATCCAATCATAAGGAGACCTACAGCACGCCGCGCTGGAACGCGGCGATAAGGTCGTTGAGGTTGTCTGCGTTGCCGACAGCAGCAGAGGCAGCCTCCATGTTCCCCATCGGGGTACCGGACTGCCCAGCTTCGGTCATACGCTCAAACTGCTGCTGCGACGCTGCGTCAAGCAGCGGCGGCTGATCGGCAACAGGCGGGGTCTGACCCTGCGTGCTACCACTCCCGAAGACGCCACGCATGGACTCTACCCACGCCTTGGCCTTCTCCGGGTCGGGCTCTCCCTGGTACACAGTTGCAGCACCAGGAACACCCAGGGACTCGAAGACGGAAGACAGCTTCTGGTCTCGAAGGTCCTTCTGAATGGCGGCCAGCCCTTCCTGAAGTTCCTTATTCTGAGCCTTCATCGCGTCGTACGCATCGCGAAGAGCCTTAGGGCCAGTCAGTTCGTTGGCGTTGCCCTGGCTCGCGTTGTCGTTGTCGTCGTAACCCCATGCGTCGTTCATTTGATCTCCCTTAGATGTGAGCGCCATACGTCCCAGCCAGGGGAGGCTGGGGGTAGCTCGCTCGATAGTTACCGGTCTTAACTACGTACAAGCAGGCCGGTCGATTGCTTGTCCGGTGGCGGAGGCGAGAGTCGAACTCGCTGCTTCTGGATTATGAGCCCAGCGTGGTACCGTTCCACTACTCCGCTTTGACGCAATGATTGTGTCATTGCGTCGATGTACTAGTGAGCACCGCCCTGCCCGGCGAGTCCTGCACGTCCCGCACCAGAGGAGCCGCTAAAGGCTCCTCGCTCCTGGGACTGGAGCTTCCTCTTCTTCTCCGCCGCAGTACCGAGACCCTCGAAGGTAGCTTCCTCGGACTCTCGCTGGCTCCACGTATCACCGTAGATCGAACCGAGGTTCTTCATAGAACCGAGTTCGGCAGAGATGTTGGCGTAGCCCTGCTGAGCCTCTGCCGAAGTGATGCCCTCAGTGGCAAGCTGAGCAGCGTAGGACTGGTCGAACTGGAGACCCTGAGCAAGAGCCTGCGCTCCGATCGCTGCCGTGGCAGCGTTCTTCTGGAGGAACGGCAATGCCTTGGTCGAGTCCAGGAAGTAGGCGGTCATGTCGTTGTCCGAGATGCCCATAGCGTTAAGCGCTTTGCGGTAGTCCGGATTCGACAGGACAGTAGCCTGAGTAGCCATGTCCACTCTTGACTGGACCTCGGTAGGACTGACGTCCTTCGCGAGGAAGTTGTCGAAGTCTGTGTGCTGGTCGTAGAAGCCTGGCGGTAGTCCTGCTGCCGACATGATCTGTCGGTAGCTGCTCTCTGCCGAGAGATATTCTGCGGGTGAAAGTACCGGGAGCCCGGCCTTCTTGCGAGCTTCATTTGCTGAGAATCGATCCTTGTACTCTTTGGTGTCCTGAAGCAGGACCGAGATGGTATCGGCCGAGTAGCCGTTCTTCACGTAGTCATAGATCTTCGGAGCCAGAGACTCCAGACCGTAGTTCTTGAACAGCGAGTTGATCGCAAGGTAAGCGTCTCGCTCGGTACCCTTGAGCAGGTTCTCGTACTGACCAGAGTTGGTCCATACGGTGTTCTGCGTCTTGGCCTGCTGGGTCTTGAGCGTACCCATAGCCTTGGTCAAGGGGGACAGTTGAGCACTCAGGCTGGCCTTCAGTACGAGATACTTGTGATGGGCCATCTGGTTAGCGGCACCCTTGGTGCCGGGATCCTTGAGGGCCTTAATGCGAGCGTTAAGACTGTCCTGCTGCTTCTGGTTGGCAGCGATCTGTTGGTTGAGCTTGTCGAGCTGGGCCGTGGGGTCCATGCTGACCATAGTTCCACTGACACCGAAACCGGTGTCACCAACGATGCCGCTGGTATTGAGTACCGGAGTCACCATGTTCTTGTTCGGGACAGGTAGTGTGGCCATCAGTACTTCACCCCGAAATCAGTAAGGACTTGGTGAGCAACCTGCATCAGGCTGTCCTGGGCATTCTTCGTGGACTTCCACCGGTCATCGGATCGCAGTTCGTTCTCGAACTGCCACATGGGCTTCACCGCATTCGCTCCGGTCTGAGGATCCTTGTACTGCAAAGCCTTCTTCATGGTCGGGTCGAACAGGTTGACGCTGCCAGCAGGCAGTTCAAGGATCGAAGCCATGGACTGCATGTACGGAGAGGCAAGATCAGCGACAGACTTACCGGCATCGATCTGCTTGGACCATGCTGAGTACTGAGACTTGGCCTGCCGTCTGATCTGATCCTTCAGGTCTTGCTCTGCGGCAAGACCACGGATGATGTTCCTGGCTCCGTTGGTATAGAAGCTGTCCGACATCTTGACGCCCATGTCATACGCGTAAGACTGGAGAGTATCGATCTCCTGGCCACCCTGGCCCTGATGCTTGTCGCCAGCGAAGCTGACCTGCTTGCCGATCTCGTAGCGGAGCCGAGCGTCGTCCCAGCCCTTGGCTACCGAGCCATAAGCCCAGTCGTTCATCTTCTTCAGGAGTGCCGGTGTCTCGACCATTCCGAGCTGGTTCGCCAACTGACGAACCTTGATATACGCATCCTGCACGTCCTGCTTGGCTGTCGCAGGATCTCCGTACATCTTGGTGAGGTACGCGCGTTCTTTGTCGCTCGTGGTCTTGAACCACTTGGTGTCCCTCAGTGCAGCCTGGAACTTGTCTGCTGTCCACTGACCCTTGACGGCCTTGTTGAACAAGGCCTTCAGTTCGGAGTTGGAATTGAATAGGGACTGGACGAAGCCGTACTGCTCGGCTAGCTCCTTCGAAGACATGGGCTTCACCGTATCCGCACTCGAACTTGAACTACCAGAACTGGAGCTACTAGTACTTGAAATGGTGCCTCCACCAGAGGCACCGATTACTTTGTTCACGTACTGCCGGACGGTGTTGCCGCCGTCCGAGGACGGACTGTTCGGGTTCGGCTGGTTGCTGAACCACATCGAGGCGGCGCCCTCAGCGCCGTACTTGCTGAAGTACGAGCCCAGGATGACCTGGGCCACCTTGTCCTGGGCCGCCTTGCTGGCCCGGAACTGCGCGACGGTCATGGAGTACCCCAGGGCCCGACGGGTCCAGGACGGGATGTTCGAGGACATGACCTGGTAGGCGCCCACGGCGCCGATGGAGTTCACGACGTTGTAGTTGCCGCCGGACTCCACCTGGCGGATGCCCGCCAGTAGCTGATTCAGGGACAGGCTCATGTGGCCAGCCCCAGGCTGGCCAGGACCTGGTGCCCGGTCTGCATGGTCTGGTCCTGGGCGCCCTGCGTGCGCCGCCACGCCGGGTCGGCGCGCAGGGCGGACTGGAAGTCCGCGAGACCCATGGGCGAGGGCTGCCCCTTGGCATCCGCCTGGTTCAGGGCAGCGGCGACCTTCGGATGCCACACCGAGATGTCCGCCTCTGGCAGCTCCAGCTGCTGGGCGGCCATCTGGATATACGGCTGCGCGATGTTGCGCATCGTCGCGCCGGCGGTGAGCTGTTCGGCGAAGCCCGGGTAAGTGCTGATGGCCTGCTGGCGCAGGCCGTCCTGAATGCCCTGCATGGTCGTCAGGCCACGCTCCAGGTAGGCCGCGTGGTCCTTCGCGGTCTGGTCACTGATGCGTACGCCCTGGTCGTACGCATACTGCGTGATCTGGTTGTAGGCGGCCCCGGCCTGACCGCCGATGGTGTGGTCCTTGCGGAAGCCCACGTACTGGCCCAGGAAGCTGGTGATCTGGGCCGGGTTCCAGGCGAAGTTCACCATGTTCTGGGCAAGCTGCTGCGTCTGCTTCTCGGACAGGATGGCGCCCATCTTCACGGCGGCCTCGCTGGCCGACGCCTGGGCCGCGGCCAGGTTCGCCTTGTAGGTCGCCGGGTCCGTCTTCGCCTGGACCTGCGCTGCGCGCGCAGTGTCGGAGTTGTCCGTCCACCACTTCGTGTTCTTCAGGTGACTGGTGAACACACCCGGGGTCCACTGCTGGTCCACGGCGCTGCCGAGGAGCTTCATCAGCTCTGGCTGGCTCTTGAAGAAGGCGTAC